CAAAGGAGAAATCGATGCTTCAACTGCATCAGCACAAGCTAAACTTGTAGCACAATGTAACAACCTTTTAAACTATGAATTAAAAAGGGCAGTTGTTATAAACGCTATTGAAAGCACCAATGCAAAGGAACAAATTAGAGAAATTGAAAGTAAAAAATTTGATTCACTTGCATAATGAGTTACGAAATCACATATTGTGGAGATTGCCATTGCAATCATTCGTGTGGTATAGAAAGCAACTTATGTTTAAAAAGATTTTTTGACATATCGCTACCTACACAAGTTGAGACATTAAGACTTGTTTTTTGTGCTGAGTATTTAAGAAGTTGTATTCAAACAGAAATGATAAAAACAGATACAAGTTATATTGGCAAACAAAATATAAAGTATTTATTGGAAAAAATTATAACTCCATATTTGCCCAAAATTGTTGCTGGAGGTTATAACCCTAAAAAAAGTAGAATAAACAATATTTATTTTACTGTAAACAAAAAACTTGGAATATTTTGTACTTATACTTTTGAGGAGTGTTTGGAGTTTATTATTAATAATCAGGAATCAAGATTCACGGATATTTTAAATTCTGTTATTCGTGAAATAGATAATTATTGCCTTACAAAAAAGGCTTATTTAAAATATAAATCAACTGTTGCTAATTTAATAAGACTGTCAAAACAATTAAAAAAAACTTGTATTTCAAATGAACAAATTGCAATTATCTGTTGCGAAATAATGACAATAATATTAATGTCAGAATCAGAAGTTAAAAAACAAAACAAAATAATCTTAAACAACTAACAAAATGAAAACACTAATCCAACGCTTACTCTTCGGTTACCGAAGCAACCCTAACGCCTACACCCCAAAAGGTGGCGCGAAACTTACCTATAAAGGTGGCAATGCAGAGGCCATACATTCAGCACTTGTATTAATGCAATATAACATACGCAATGCCGAAAAAATCAATTAAACCACGCAACCGTAAGACAAGCCGCTACATTAGTGATGCTTACGTTAACATCATAAGACCCGATGTAATAAACCCACAACATTGGGATATGTGGCTAAAACATAATGCAGGATTAACGCAAGTTGAAATCGCAATGCTATTTCACGTTAAGAAGTTTGAGGTGGTGCAGATACTTGCAACGGTTGTGGAGCTCTTGAAATACAAACCGAAAATTATCGAAAAGGAATGGACTCAAGAGTTTAGAGTTTGGATAGATGGGCAACTATTTAGAGATAAGATAAGGGCTAAACTACATGCCGCTTATAAGGTGGCAAAGAAAACGAATACAAATCAGTTATTAATAATGTCAGAAGTATGAACATAACCGCAGAACAACCCCGAATCAAACCAAGCAACACACAACTTAAACAAGAATACAAACAGATGTTAGCACTTGTCGAACACAATGGATCAAGGCCAGCTAAATGCAACCCTATAACCGAAGCGGCTAAACAATTTGGCTACACTCGGCCCGGAATAGCCAGACTTATGAATGGTAAAGTTGACCGGTGGAAGCCACAACATTTTATAATTTATGATTTTCTTAAAAATTATTTAACATAAATTAACACTTTAGTTGAAAATATTATTTTGAGGTAATGAATTTAAGTGTACATTTGCATCAACCAATAACAACAACTAAAAACAAAACAACATGAACACAATAGCAAATTTAAAAAACGCAATTACTACACAATCTGAATTAGAATTGATTTCTAAAGAAATTTGGTTTATGAATTTTACAAAATTAATAAAGTTAGGATTTACAGTTGAGTTTGCAACAAAAAAAGCAACTGATATATCTCAAATGCAAATTAATTTATTACAATCTATTTAAATAAAACAAATCAAAGGGGGCTAAACACCCCCATTTACTAACCCAATAAAAACAAACTAACAATGCAATCAATTCACATTAAAAAACAAATTACCACAGTTACAACTTGGATTAACGATGAACAAAAACAAAAGATTGAACACGAAAGTGATTCAGCAACATTCTACTTTTGGTTTGATGGTAAAATAGCAGCCTCATTCGATCAAAAAGATGCAACCGACATACTTAAGAAATGCGATGCACTTATTTCGGCAGGATTTAACGAAATGGATTTAAGCGGTCAAAACTACATCCCTAACAATGCTTTTCTCTCAATAGTGTTGTCGCAATTTCTTCACGTTCCAAAAGTAGATACAATACATAATAATTCTAATCATAATTAATAAACAAAAAAAATGACAATCAAAGGCACAATTAAGCGCATAGGCGCAACGCAAACAGTTAGTGATGGTAAATTCTCCAAACGTGAATTAGTACTCACTACTGCAGACCAATACCCACAGATAGTATCAGTTCTATTACAACAGAAATCCTGCGCACTTGCAGATTCTTTATCAGTTGGTCAGGACATTGAAGCTCACATTAACATCAGAGGTAGAGAGTGGACATCGCCACAAGGTGAGGTTAAGGTGTTTAACACGATAGTGTGCTGGAAAGTGGATGCGAATCCGTTTACGCAGACTGAAGACCCGCAAGCAAGCTATTCAAAGCCGATTTCAACAGATGACTTATTTTAAATCTTAATACATAACTAACAATGAACACACAAAAAACACATTTTAAACAACTCCGAAATACCAACTATATCGGTGGGTGGGATTTAACCGATGCAGACAAAACCGTAACTATTACCAAAGTGGATAAAGAAAAAGTACACGATGGCAAAGGTGGCGAATCCGAATGCTGCATCGTTCACTTTGCTGAATGCAAACCGATGGTTGCTAATGCTACTAACTTAAAGCGCATTTCAAAACTATTGGGCAGCCCATTTATTGAAGACTGGGCAAACAAACAAATAGTGCTTACAACCGAAAAGGTCAGAGCATTCGGTGAGATGCACGATGCGGTGAGGGTGTCAACCAAGCCAGTAGTTAAACCGACATTGACCGGTGAAGCAATTGAAAAGGCCAAAGCAGCTATCGCTGCGGGATCAGTTACAATAGATGCAATAAAGAAAAAATATAATGTTACTAACGAGGTGGAGGCTCAATTGACCAATGGATAAGATATTCAGAATACACTGCTCTCAAATCGGGAAGATAATGAGCAACGCAAAAACAAAAGGCGAATTGTCAGCAACGTGCAAAACTTTCTTAATGGAATGGTATGCCAATGACCGCGAACAAATCCATTCCAAGTACATTATGAAAGGCAACTTAGTTGAGATTGACCTGATTGATTTTATGGCCGAGCAAATCGGTTTGGGAATGGCTCAAAAAAACGAAGTAACTGTGCATAACGAATGGATGGTAGGCACTTGCGATGTAATCACGAATCACTTAATAGTTGATGTTAAGGCTGCTTGGTCACGCAAAACATTGCAGCAACAAGCTATTGAGGGAATGAATAGCGACTATGAGTGGCAAGGTAGAGGTTATATGGCACTTTATGAGCGACCTACCTTTATCGTGTTTCATGGCCTAATGAACACACCAGAGGAGGCTAACTACGATGGCGAGGTTGTTTATGATGACTTACCCGATAACGAAAGATGGGTTGCCTATCAGGTGCAACGTGATGTAACTATTGAGCAATTAATTATTCAACGTGTGATTCAATGCAGAGAATGGCTTGAAGAATATGATAAAAAAATAGTTGCTACTTTGGGTAAGATTCATTAAGTTTGCATTGTTGTTTCGGTTCGACACTAAAGAAACATAAACTTATTGGCCTATTTAATGGAGTGTAGAAGTCGAACCCTACACGAAATTAGATAGGCTTTTTTAATTTTTATAAGTATGAAAATATTTTTAGTAAAATCCCCAAGCGGGAAAATCCTTCCAACATGGGCCGAAACAATTTATCATGCAATCCAAAAAGCAATGGTAGTGGATGGCTTTAATTACAATCAAATTGAGTACAATAAACTTAATACTGCGAAAAAATGAAAACAGAAAAAGAATTGGTTAATCAAATGGTAGTGCACTTTAAAAAGTATTTTGAAGTCCAAAGAGAAGTAGTAAGCAAATGTAAAAAAAACAGAATTGATTTGCTTTTGACTATTGATGGTAAATATCATTTTGGTATTGAATGCAAAAGGCCCGACAAAAAAAGAGGCGAGGAAATCGGTGAATATGTTTTGCAAGCCAATAAATACACAAAAGCAGAATGGGAATATAGACCAGGCGAATTTGTAAAAGCACTTATATTTATTTACCCTGCATTATCTTATAACTATTTTATACTTAATGAAGAATCTATATTTATTGATGGTATCGAATATCATAAGGATAGACATCATAAATTGCATGATCATAATACTGTTAATTCATTTATTTGTAAAATTGCGGATATTGGTGAATTGCGAAAGAAACCATTAGGTTATCAGTTTTCTTTTATGAACAAACCAATATTTGAACATAAAATTTATCCGCACAACGGTAAAGATTATTCAAAGGTTCATGAAGTTAATTATAATTTCTATATGAATAAACTATGCAACCAATAACATTCAACTATTACGAAGCGGATATCAAACGTAGCACTCCATTAGGTAGTGTTACGCTTGAATATCTAATTAATGCGATTAGAACGCCTAAAAAAGATATCCGCAATGTATTTGAGGAGATACGTATAGCAGAGGAAAATAAAGACATGGCCACAAAGCAAGCATTAAAGTCAAAACTATACTCATTTACTCCATGTGTTTATGTTGATGGCCCGCGTAAGTATTCAAATATTCAACATTGGACTGGATTGCTTGTTTTGGATTTCGACCATTTAGCATCCGATGTCGCAGTTGAATTCAAAGAGTATTTATTCAACGAATACAAATACATAATAACCGCGTGGCTTTCGGCTTCGCGACATGGCGTGCGAGCTTTGGTTAAGATACCGATTTGCACTTCGGTTGATGAATTTAAACACTACTTCGCAGGCATCGAAAGACACCTCAACTGTTATAATGGATTTGATACCGCGCCAAAGAATTGTATTCTACCAATGTTTATCAGTTACGATGCCGATATATTGCACAGAACAGATGCGCAAACTTGGTCAACAAAATACATTGAAATTGTAAGGCCTGCAGTTAAGCAGTATATTGTTGATGATAAAACTTCGGTTATTGAAAAGATTATTGCGAAACGTATAAACACCATAACCGACACTGGGCATATTATTTTAAGAGCAACTTCATACTTGCTCGGAGGGTTTGTTGGCGCGAATTATATTGATTATAACGATGCCATTTCACTTATCAATAACTTAATTGATTCGCAAAGTTACCTATCAAAAAAGCCAAGTATTTATAAAGCTACCGCAAAACAAATGGTGGATAAAGGTTTAAATTTTCCTACTTATTTGCAAAATAGATAATTATAAAGTACATTTGCACTATCGGAGTCACGAACCGAAGTAACATAGATTCACATAAAAACATTAGGAGTCCTAATAGTTAAGTGTAAGGAGTGAATCCCTTACTTGCTTCGTAAGCAAACTTAACTATTAGGACTTTTTTATTTTTAATAATATGAGCGACAAATTTAAAAAACCTGAATCAAACCCGCTTTTAAACGCGGTGGATTACTTCAACTTCTTTGGCTCATTCGTGTCAATATTTGAGGGCATAAAACAATGCAACGTAAAATCCGAAACCGAAGTGTGTTTACTTAACCCCGATAGTTTAGATCCGCAAGAATTAAACAAACCGACATTTATTCTCAATAAGTTTAACACTATTGATGTGATGAAAAAAAATAGTTACCGACTTGGTGTTGGGGCCAAGGTTTCTAAATTCATGGTTTTAGCCGCAGTTAAATTTCAAGGCGATTCATTTGCTGCAATGTCTTATGTTAATTTTGAAATAATGAAATCCGATATACCTTATATTAGGGTGGGAACTGATTACTTTAAAGTTATAGCCAAAAAAGACAGATACAAATCTGAAAACACACTTCTTAAACCTTGGAAAAAAGATGAAATAAAGCAAGACCATGGCAAACAATTACTCGGAATGATTTACAAGTTTGATGACTTCACTATCTATCCAGACAATGTCGAATATACTCCAGTGCTTAACAACTGTTATAACCTTTACGCAAAGTTTGCGCATAAATTTGTTATTGATGAGGTCAACACAAATGATATACCTGTTACCTTGGGATTGATTAATCATATTTTTGGTGACCAATGGGAGCTTGGTTTGAAATATATGAAAATCCTTTACGAAAATCCGCGCCAAATATTGCCAGTATTAGCACTTGTTTCAACCGAGCGAGAAACGGGTAAAACTACGTTCTTAAATTGGATTCAAATGTTATTTGGAGAAAACACTACCTTAATAAATCCAAGTGACCTTACAAGTAACTTTAATGATGCGTACGCGACTAAAAACATTATTATGATTGATGAAACAACGATTGATAAACAACAAACTATCGAAAAGTTAAAATCAATAGCAACTGCCAAAACAATGTCGGTTTCGCAAAAGTTTGTTAGCCATTATTCAGTACCTTTTTTTGGCAAAGTTATTTTTTGCACTAACAAAGAATCTGACTTTATGCGAATAGACCAAGAGGAGATTCGATTTTGGGTGCGCAAAATTAAACTTATCAAAGGCGCAAAAAACACTAACATCGAAACCGATTTGTTTAATGAGATACCAAAGTTTTTAAAATATCTTATACAACTTCCTGCAATAGATTTTAGCAAATCACGAATGGTATTTACAAAGGATGAAATCTTAACCGAATCATTGCAAGTTGTTATGGAGGAAAGTAAATCAACATTGAGAAAAGAAATCGAAATGAATTTAGATGATTTCTTTATGAATAATGATGGAATTGAATTTATTGAGGCAACTGCTAAAGATGTTAAAATGCAATGGTTTTCATTAAATCATAAATTTGATGCTTGCTATATTAGAAAAGTTATAAAGGATGAAATGAAAGTGGTAATTTTAAAAAACAAAAAGTATAAAGGATTTCCAAATCAAAATTATCCACAGAGCAGCAAAACTGGACTTCCTTTTCTATTTAAAAATCCTTATCATATTAAAAATAAAGTAGTTAAGCAACAAAATGATTCAGTTGATTACCCTAATGAAGAGATGCCAAGGTTTGCATAATAAAATTACCAAAATTACTAATTACCTATTAATATGCTGACAATCAACAAAGTAATTAAATTTAGTAATAATGCAAAAGCTCATAAGATTTATGCCCAAAATAGAATCGTCAGACTTTTTAGCGTTTTCTCTATTACTTTATTACTTTATAATAATAATAATAATATAGAGTAGTGGTAGTAAGGCATACGCTTGGTAATTTTTTGGTAATTTTTAAGTAATTAATAAGTAATAGTAATCAATATGAAAATTTACACAATCCCCGAATTCGAACTGTATTACCATAATCAATACAAACGGTCAAACATGAATCAAGCGTTTTGGCAAACCTTACCGATTGAACGATTTAACCTCAACAAAAAGAAAGTGGTTAAGAAGCGCAAGGCGGAGCTTACGACAAACCATTTAGACTTACCGGTTAACAATATCCTGCAGCATAAAGAAACCAAAGACGCATTCAACACTAATAAGTTTACTGACCTTATCATTGCTTACTTAAAGGCAGTGCATAGCTGCAATAGTGCAAGGCGCATAAGTAGTGAGGGCAGATATCGAAAAGGCATTGGTTACATTGCAGGGTTAAACAAAGGTATGGAGGACATACAATGTATATTGAAAGGCCGATTGTTTGCCATTGAGGTAAAATCCCCAACGGATAAAATGGGAGAAGCACAACTTAAACGCAAAGCAGCAATCGAAAGTGATGGAGGTAATTACATCGTAGCTACATCGTTTGAGCAGATGCAAAGTGAATTGTTAACCTTATTAAAATAATTCTTATCTTTGTAAAGTGTAAAATATCCGAAAAATACGGAAAAATACGAAAAATATACGAAAGATGGCACAATTTGAAAAAGGCAACAAAGGAAAACCAAAAGGAGCAACTAACAAACTGACCAAATCGGTTAAAGAAGCGTTTGAAATAGCGTTTAGTGAGTTACAGGAAGATAAAGAAGCTAAACTGACTAATTGGGCAAAGGAGAACCCAACCGAGTTTTACAAGTTGGCTGCTAAACTTATTCCTACATCTGTTAATGCTGATTTGACTACAAAAGGCGAGGCTGTTAAAATGTGGCAAGTAGAATTTGTAGATGCTAAAAAGTAAAGTAAAAATTAACGAAGCATACCGCCCCGCACTTTCAAGCCAACATAGATACTTGGTGTTGAAAGGCGGGGCGGGCTGATTGGCTCTGGCAAATCCATAGCGGCAGTTCAAAAGATAATCCTGCGAATAACAACCGAGCAAGGGCATCGAATATTGTGCATTAGAAAGGTAGCTACAACTATTCGTAATAGTGTGTATCAGCTATTCGTAGATAAGCTATTAGAATACGATATATTCAGCGAATTCACTATAAACAAAAGTGAAATGCGATTCACTCACAATCCAACAGGTAATGAAATATTGTGCGCTGGTATGGATGACCCCGAAAAAATTAAATCAATTGCCGGTATCACATCAGTATGGTGCGAGGAAGCAACCGAATTAGATGAATTAGATTTCAATCAGTTAGAACTTCGTGTGCGAGGCGAAACGAATAACTATAAACAGTTTATAATCACATTCAACCCCATAAGTGAGCAACACTGGATAAAGCGCAGATTCTTTGATGAACCCGATGCCGAAACAATGTTAATGAATACAACGTATAAAGACAATTCGTTTTTAGATGCCGATTACATCCACCATTTAACCGAACGTGTTAAAGCTAACCCAAACTTGCACAAAGTTTATGTGCTTGGCGAATGGGGCAAAGTAGATTTCGGTGGCGAATTTCTTAAAAGTTGGTCAACAATTAAACACACTGGCATTGTTACTTATGACCCATCGTTAGCAGTTTGGCTTTCGTTTGATGAAAACGTAAACCCATACTTTCCTTGTGGCATCTTTCAAATTAGTGATGAAAACGAAATTAGATTGATTGACTGCATTGCGCTAAAGAATCCCGACAACACAACCAAAGCAATGGGCAGGGCAATAATGCAACGGTTACGACATTGGAAGCACAACGGCCATGTTTATGTTTGTGGAGATAGCACCAGCCAAAAGGATGACGTTAAACAAGAAAAGGGATTTGACTTATTTCGCTTACTAATCAATGAATTAGATGAAGTTAAACCGATTAGGCGCGTGGCTAAATCAAATCCAAATGTGCGCCCAAGTGCTGACTTCTTTAATGCTATTTTAGGTTATAATGAGCAAGGCATTTCATTTATAGCTGATGAAAGTTGCAGAGTTGCAATATTAGATTTTGAGAATACAAAGGAAGACAAGAATGGCAAAGTAGATAAACGCACAGTAACCGATCCTGTTACAAAAGTAAGTTACCAACCATTTGGTCATATTGTTGACTTAACACGTTATTTAATCACATCGGTTTTCGCCTCACAATACGCAAGGTTTCAAACAGGAATTATCAAACCGCTTGTTGTTGTTGGAAGAGATGCAGAATATAAATCAGCAAGTAGATTTTAAAAAACATAGCCTAAATTAATAAGCTATGTTTCTTGGCTAGGTTTGCGAACAGTTAACTGTTTAGTTAACGGAGGGAGTACAAACATACTAAATTTTAGTTACATTTTAAGCATTTATCAAAATTTTTATTATTATTTTGCATCATGGCACGATTCTTAAAAACCTCCGACTATCTTTCAATAATTCAAACGGTTGACCTCAATCAGATAACCGAGAACACTCCGCAAAACTTGTACGATAGCGAGGTTAAGGCCATAAGTAGAATGAGGACAAAATTAGTCCAAAGATACATGGTTGACATCGAATTAGGTGTTATGGATGCCTATTCAGCAACAACACATTACCGCACACGCGACAGAGTTATATTAGGCGAAGTAATTACACACGTTAATGACTTTAGCAGATGGGATAACAAAACTGAATACATTATAGGCAACATTGTAACCGATGACAATGGCTATGTTTACACAGCTATTGCAGCAAGCACAAACCAAGCATTGACATTAACTGCATACTGGTCTAAAATGATTAACATTGCAACAAGCAACGCAACCTATTGGACTGTTGGCGATAACAGATACCCAATGTTTGTGGAGTTGGCAATGGATATGACATTGTATAACCTGCATGCACGTATAAACCCGCGAAACATACCCGATTTGAGAATAGAACGCAATAGAGAAGCACTTGACCAATTAGATGCGTGGGCAAGTGGCACAGATACCGCTGAGGTGTTAAACATCAATTCAACCGATAGCACTGGTTATTCAATTCGCTACGGAAATAGTTTAGATAAACAAGATAATTTCTTTAAATAATGGCTTGGTACAACGATATATTTAACTTTAATAAACCACAACCGCAGAAAGCCAACATACGTAAAACTATTGACTTTGAGCAACAGTTACAACGTGTTAGACAAGATGCGACAAAGTTTAACATTGCGTTACAAGCGGCTGAATCACCGATGTACCCAAACCGCTTTTTGTTGATGCAAACCTATCAGCAAATTGTGTTAGATGGGCAAGTGCAATCGGCTATGTTGCAACGTAAATCAAAGATATTGAGTAAGAAGTTTATGGTTTATGGACCAGATGGAGAATGCGATGAAGCTAAAACTGCATTGTTTAATCAAAAATGGTTTTATGACTTCCAAAGTATGGCTTTAGATTCAATCTTTTGGGGCTTTAGTTGTGTGCAATTTGGTGCAATTATAAACGATAAGTATTCGAGTGTTGAACTTATACCGCGTATTTATGTAGTGCCTGAATTTAGTTTAGTTCGCACCAACACAGCAACGGTAACAGAGGGCAAAAGATTTGATGTGTCACCATATAACAACTGGTGTATAGGTGTTGGCGAAAAGAAAGATTTAGGATTAATGATGTACCTTGCACCATACGTTATTTGGAAGAAAAACGCAATGGCAGCATGGGCTGAATTTGCTGAAGTGTTTGGCAGTCCAATACGTGTTGGCAAAACAGATGTGCGCGATGAATTGACCCGTAAAAACATGGAGAATATGTTGCGCAATATGGGTGTGGCTTCGTGGGCGGTGTTGGATTTAAACGATAACATTGAATTGATGCAAGCGAGCAGAACCGATGCCTATGCAGTGTTTGATAAGATGGTAGAGCGTTGCAATTCAGAAATCAGCAAAATAATCTTAGGGCAAACAGGCACAACTGATGAAAAAAGTTATAGTGGTTCGGCTAATGTTCACGAGGGTGTTGCTGCTATGATTGCAAAGCAAGACACGTTAAAGATGCAATTCATTATTGAAGACCAGTTAGTGCCGATGATGATTAGAAATGGATTTGACTTAACAGGTTGCACATTCAAGTACGATGATAGCGAGAATTTGCCATTGATGGAGCAAGCAAAGATTGATGCTTCATTTATGCCATACGTTAAGTTTGAACACGAATATTTAGAGCATAAATATGGAATCGAATTGCAGGAAGAAGAAGAAGAAAAACCAACCGAAAACGAAAGCGAAAGCCAACTTGAAAACATTGCAAAACGATTAAGAAACATATATAGTTAGATGTGCGGCTACTGCGACATATTGAATATTGATAAGGAGGTTGACCCACCAACACCATTTGATGAAAACGATTTCAATCGTATGTCGAATGATGTTTGGATTGGTGCGATTAATAACCAAGTGTTGCCGGAGGGAATTTATTTAAAGACTGCAAAATATTTAAGAGATGGAATTGATTTGGCGCCAGTTGTTGATGAAATATTAACTGCTGATTTAACCAATAACATCTACATATTTTCTGGTGCTAAAACATACCAATCAACACGCACAATGACTGCGATGTTAGCAGACCCCGAATTGAAATCGAACTTCTACAAGTTTAAAGAAGCAGTGCGACCTTACTATGATATAATGTATCAAGATTACTTACAGGCCGAATATCAAACTGCGAAAGCTTCAGCACGTATGGCATCCGATTGGAAGCGTATAGAAGCTGATGCCGATGTGTTACCATTGTTACAATATCAAACCATTGGTGATGGCAGAGTAAGGCCAACACACCAAGCATTAGACAACATCATTCGCCCAATCAGCGACCCGTTCTGGAAACAATACTACCCCCCGAATGGGTGGCGTTGTCGTTGTACCGTAATACAACTATCAGAGGGGGAAGAAACGGATATGAGTGGATTTAATCCACCCGATGATGTGCCACCATTGTTTAGGATGAACGCTGGCATTGATGGCTATGTGTTTAAAGAAAAGGGCAAAGACAAGCACCCTTACTTTGACATTGCAAAGGGTGACAAAGAAGCGGCTAAAAAGAATTGGAATTTACCTATACCGCAAGCACCAAGACCTGCGCCTGCGATGCCGACACCCGATGCACCGACATTACCGCCACAACCAACATTACCACCAGCACCAACAATATGAGCAAGTCCAATAAATTCGATTTAAAACAGGCAGAAAAGAAAGCGCGCAAAGCGATGGAAGCGGCTATTGTTGATGTTGGTAACACTGCAAAGGTGTTCTTTGTTGATTCGTTTAGGAAACAAGGTTGGGATGACAAAGCGATTGAGAAATGGAAAGCTCGTAAGCGCAAATCATACAATACTAAAAGCGGAAAAAAAGTTGATGACACAACAAGGGCGATATTGGTTAAGACTGGAGATTTACGTAGAAGCATAAAGAGAAACCCTGCAAATCGTGCTGCTTTAAGTATTAAGATTTCAACTGATTTGGATTATGCAAAGATTCATAATGATGGGGGAACGATAAATAGAGCAGGGTTTAAAGGATTGATGTATTACCGCGAAGTTGCAACAAATTTAGCAACAAGGAAAACACAAAAGAGGTTTGCAAGAACAAAAGGAATGAAATCAAGGAAAGCAACACACGCAATGGAGATAGATGTTAAAGCATTTGCTATAAAAATGCCCAAAAGACAATTTATGGGAGATTCTTACAACTTGAATGAGAAAGTAAAAGCAGTTATTGTTAAACGATTAGATAAAGTATTTACATAATGCAATTAGCAATATATAATCAATTAAAGGCACGTATCAGCACACTTCAATCATTGAAGTATGTTGCACTATG